TTTTTACGGTCTTGAGTAAGGACATTTTCGATTTCCTTTTTATTTTCCGTTTTCAGACGGCTGACTTCCGCCTGTTTTTTCGCCAAAGCCATGCCGACGGCGTGCGCCTTGACTTCATATTTTTTAGCTTCCGCACGCGACTGTTCCAATTCGCGCGCATAGTTTTGAGCCGACAACAGCAGGGATTGCGCCTTGTCGCGCTCCATCTTGTCGATAACGGCCTGCTGCTTCGCGAACGCCGACTTATAGCCTTGATGGTGCGACACCGCCAAACCCGTGCCGACAAGCGCGATGATGGCAATCGGCTGCCAGTTATTCGCCAGCAGTTTCACGAGATTCATGCTCGGCCTCCTGTCGCTTCACACTGACCAACGAGCGTGCCACCGCATAGCCGCCCACAATGCCCAAATACACCGCCCAAATCTCCGCCGAAGGGTCGGGCAACATTACAAATTTAAACGTCCCCGCCGCGCAGGCAACGTTTGCCCACAGTTTCGAGTGCGACACATTGCCTGTTGCCGGGTTTTTAAAAATATCCAAAATACGCATTGCTATTCCACACTTTTGGTTTGCAGGTACCGTTTCAGCATTTCCTGATAATTGGCCAGTTCGCCCTCCGCAAATTCGAACGCAGCCAAGTTTGCCTGTTCGCTTGCCTCGCGGCTTTTGGCCGACCACAGCTCAATCATCTTTTCGTAAAACTCAACCTGTCCCATGATTAACGACGATTCTTGCGTTTACGCGCCGCACGTTTCGCAGCCGCCACGCCCGATTTACCCAGGCGCATAGACGGATGTTGTTTCAAATAGCCAATACTGGCAGGCTTAATCTCAAATTCAGGCAGCTGCGGTTTCAAGACAGACAGAGCCAAAGCAATCAAAGACTTTTTCATACCTTCGCCGCTCCCAATTCCATCGCAATCGCGTCCGCAATCGCGCGGCAGATGCCCCATTTAGTAGTCTTAAACAAGGCCAAATCAGTGTCGTTACTGATAAAAAACGGCTCAAACACAATGCCGCCGGCTTGTGCATAAGCCAGGCGCGAATGCTGGCCCGCATTGTCGGGTTTAAAGCCGTCTTCGCCGCGCAGTTTCCAGCCGGTTTTCTTGGCAACAGCTTTGCTCAACACCTGACACCAGCGTTTGTTTTTGACGGTACTCAACGCCTCAATGCCCGTAGCTGCTTTACTGGCCGCCGCGTTGGTATGGAACTCAATCGCCACATCCGAGCCGCGAATCAGCTTTACAGCTTCGCGCAGCGGCATATTGCCTTTGCCCGTGCCGTCGGTTTTAACGGTCAAGCCGTAGTCATCGCGCAATATAGACGCCACGATGTTGCGCATATCCTGCGCCAAGTCCGCCTCACGGTCGCTTCCGTTGACCGCGCCCGGGTCGGTGTTGCTGTGTCCGGCGGTTAAAGTTACAGTTTTGCCCATAAACATCTCCGAAAATCAAATCACAATTTATTTTCAAAACCTTATTTAACCTTTTCAGACGGCATAAGACGGTCGGCACAAATGCACTTACTGTTCCACAGACAAAAAAAGCCCTGCAAAAAGCAGGGCAAAGGTCCACTCACAAGAAACACACAACACAATCAAGCTGCAAATAAATCCGTCTGCGCTCTTGCCGCCGCATCGCGGTCGGCCTCTTTCAAAATGTATCGGATATTGCGCGTTGACAGCCGATGAGCCAACACCAGCTCGCGCACAATAACCAAATCGCTCAAACCCTCCGCGCTCATCGCGTCATACTGGCGGCGGATAAATCGGTTGCGCAGCTCGCGCATCGCGTCCCAGCAGCGCGGTATGGCCAAGAAAGGCTGACCGGCATAGGCTCGCTCCAACCGCCCCGCAGCCTCCTCGCCGATGTCCTCGACCAGTTGCGCGTGTAAGATTCGGCTCTGACGCGTATTGCGCCGGCGATTTGAAATCGGGTAATTCGTCCCGCCCCAAACCTTGACCATATGAAACGTTGCTTCCAGCCCGATGACCGTAATCATCGCCACCACACTCTGTGGCAGCAGATGTTTCACATCCTCAAAGTCCTGCTCTGTCATTTCCCAACTTACACTCATTCCTATGCCTCCTTCTTCTTTCGGTTCGCCGCAATCTGCAAAGCCGCCACCAGCTTGTGCATATTGCCGTCGGACAACCATTCCACGCGGTCAACCTTAAACATCTTTTTCGCCGTACCGTGCGCATAATTCCAAGTCCAGCCGTTATCCAGCAGCAGGGCTTCGATTTTGCGCATCATCGGGTCGGCGGAAGAGCGGCGATTCGGCCGTCGGCCTGCCGTTTTTTTCGGCGCAAACCCATGTTGGCGCAAATCCTCGACCACGCGCTCCAGCTCAGGGATACTGCACTCCGTACACGACCGCTTGCCCGTCACACGCTCCAACACCGCGCGATAGGTACCGTCATCCAAGCCCAGCTCCTTTTGAGCAATCTTAATTTTTGCAATCAACGCCCGGCGCATTATCTCTCCAATACAACATATAGTATAAATTAGCGCATATTATACCAATAAAATACAATATATAGTATTAAGTTATTATTTTTTTAGGAATAAACAGACATAAAAAAGGCCGTCTGAAAAATTCAGACAGCCAAAATTTCAAAACCTTAATTAACGGCCGCAAATACGTTTTGATTTACTAATACTGCCGTTTTGGCATACAAACTTATCCCCCGCACAATGCGACACACCGCCTTTTTTACCCGAACAAGGCTGACGGCCCTTAGCTTGTACAGTTAAAGGCATCGACACCAAAGCCAAAGTTACGCAGGCAATTAATAGTTTCTTCATGATTTATCCTCATATGATATAGTCAAAATGTTGTTTGATTATACGCAATATGACTACAAACAAAAAGGCCGCCTGAAACAGGTTTTAAACCCCATTTCAGACGGCCTTTAATCAAGCTTTAAAAATCCCAGCCTTCAGAATCCATCCCAACCCTCCATCATTCCTGCCAACCTCCCAGTAAATCCACCAACTCACCAAGAATCACACTCAGTGCAGCCGCCATCAGTAGCTGTGTGGCATAAGCCATACTTTCCGCATCATCGCAGCTGCCTTCAGCTTCTTCCTGCACAACGTCCAGCCATTGGATACGTTTCAGTGTTAAATCCTGTGTCAGAATAAATGCTACGCGGTCATTCCATACCAAGCCAAGTTCGGTTACTTTCATGCCGTTTTTGGCGTGTTGTACCACATCTTCGGCGGTAAGGTCTTTGCGGCTGATTTTAACTTTGGGAGCAACATCGCCCACACCGACCAGGGTAACATCACTATCTAACACAAACCGCCCCTGAGCTTCGCCCTGCAACAGCCAATTGGTCATCAATGATGCCGGCGATTGACGGGGGACTGGTTGTTGAGCCGGCAGGCCGCCAAGGGCTTCGCGCAACTTGGTCAACAGGTTTTCGGACTTGCGGCGATTTGCCGTATCAACGAATAACCACTCGCCAGCAAATAAACCATAAGTGCGGCTGCTTTTAATCAACGCTTTAGGCAGCAGGTCGTCGATAATTGCTTCGCGTAATTCATGCTTTTCTCTGCGGCCGACATTGCGGCCTTCGGCAGTTTGGATCTTAACAACCTGTTCGTCCAATTTATGTTTGATGGCCGCACTGGGTAATACTTTTTCTTCTCGCATCAAACTAATAAGCATAGTTTTTTGAGCTTCAAAAATAATAGGGTTCCCAAATGGCACCGGAGAACAAAAGCCTTCACTAAACCAGTCTAATCCGGCAGGAGAACAAAACCAGTTTTCTGCAATTGCTGTTTTGAGGCGTTCAGCTTCTGGCAATTCAAACACACGGAATGGAGTAACTTGTTTAAACCACATATCTAATCCTTTTTTCAAAAATGGCGGGTTGTTCCCCGCCGTGGGTCAATTTGCTTTACTCAGCCTTTTTGCGGTCTCAAACTCAACCACATCAATAAATTTCTTGATGTTATAAGCCATCATATGCGCCATCGTGAGTTCGCCTTGCGGCTCCAAATCGCCGTCATAACTGATGGTCACGCCGTTCAAGCCGTTTACTGGCATCTTGTCTTCTATCGTAATAACAATTTTCGCCATCACGCCAACTCCTGCTCAGTAGGCTCAATCACAAAATCCTCAAGCCCCGACACAATCTTAATTCCCGGCACTTGGCCGTCTGAAAAACGCTCTTTTTGATTCAGGATAGCGTCTTTGTCGATTTCCTTTTTCGTGCGGACAAACTCGGCAAAGGCGGATTTCTCCGAGAGCCACGCCAAGACGGCGGCCACGCCCGTTACCTTGACGGATGGCGGACGGATGCGCCATTTAATCAGGCCGGTAGTAAAGTCCACGGTTTTGGTTTTACCGTTTTCCGTCAGCTCGTCCTTATGTGCCTCGCAGTAGGCGGCCACACGTTCGGTCAGGCTCATGATTTCGGCACACATCGGCGCGGCTTTGGCGGCATATTCTTCTTCGATGACCGCTTTTTTGTCTCCAGCTTCGGTTTCCAGGCGTTTGACTTCGCGCTGCAAGTCGCCGATTTGGCGGATAAATGCGGTAACTTCCGCTTTGTCTTGTGCCGCTTCGATCGCGGGCTGTTTGATTCGGGTTTTAGCCATTTTCTTTTCCTTTCGGGTTGGGTTTAACATTTCGGCTTGCTCAAGCCTTGTTCGCGTTCGCGCTGGGCAAGTGCCTCAACTTTCGCGCGGTGTCTCAAAATCTGCTCGGTGGCGGTTTCAGCCGAAGGCGGTATAAGTGACTTGTCTCTTAACACCTCTTTAATTACGCCCTGTATGCGGCTTAAAGCCGATTTTCCCTTCGCTTTTCCCTCTTCCGTGAGGTGGTAATGGTGTTCCAGCTTCAACGGCTCCGGCGGTGGAGGCAGCTTGTCTAAAAAGTCTTTCGGACTCGGCCAGCGGTTGGTCTCATTCGCCAGCACCATAAAGGCCGTCTGAAAGCGCGATACATCTCGCGCTTCGTCCCACGCCCGGCCGTGCGCCAATACACGGCTCCATGTTTGCGCAGTCGCGGCCACAGTATCGGCAGCCGGCGAACCGCTCAGACGCAGGGTCAAAAGCATGGTCAGGCCGTCGATCATGGCGTTATGTAGTTGGGTAGGCAGTTCTTTCATTTTTTCAGTCCTTGCAGCGAGGCGGCTGCGGTAAGGGTTTGGCTGGGATTGGCCGGCAGAGCGGCGCGGCGGTTGGGTTGGTTTGTCTGATTCCCTGCGCTTGGCTGGCCAACCCAGCCTGCAAGGATTTCATACAAGTATCCGTGCGACTTCAGCGGCGTTTTCAGACGGCCTTGGTCGCGTGCATTGACCGTCTCGTTAAAGCCATGAATCCAAGCCTCGGTAGGGGCAGGAAAACAAACCCCGTCACGCGCCGCCTCCTGCGCCTTAATCATCGGCAGCAACTCATTCAGCAGTTTCGCGGTACGCGCCCAAGAGAGCTGGGACTTGGCGGGGCGGAACAAACCGATATACCGTATTGCCGCTTTCCCGATATCAGCATCAAGTTCCAGCAACATCTTCAGCACTTCGGCTGCTTCAGCATCACTGACTAAACTATCCAAGCTGTTGGCCGCTCCGCAGTTAGGACAACGGCAAATCATGATTCAATCTCCCAAATATCGCGGCGGCGAATAACTTTCGTGGTTTTAACTTTCCGTCGTATCCATTGGCCGCAGTATTCGCAGCACCGACTGTTTTTATTAACTTCACGCCATTTATGCGCATACCCGTCAATAGCACAGGCTCCAATACGTTTGTAATCACACCATTTAACTTGTTCGACAACTTGTCCGCCTGGCTTAAATGCATAAATCTCTACCTTGCCATGGGGTAAAAAACTGATGGGAGCACCGATAAACCATCCGTCACTGTCATGCCATCCGATACGCCAGATACCCAGCGTGTCAAACTTTTCGATAACCGGCATTCCTCTATGCGGTATAATTTTTTTGTTCTTTTTCAAAAATCTATAAATAAAATTGCTATATTTCGGATTCTTTTTAGGGTTGTATTGCTCAATGTCCATCACGCCTCCTCCCATAAAGTTATCGCCCGAGCCAAAGTTTCCGCCTCGGCAGTCTTCCACATCCCATCCGGCGCACGCGCTGCAATCACAAAGCCTTCGCCGTCCTTCTTCATGACCATCAGCTCGCCACGGTCTTCGATCCATTCGGTAATTTCTTTTTGATTCATTTCTGCTCTCCAATTTGTTTTACGCCGTCCGTACCATTCATTGCATGGTGTAACTGCACTTTCTTACCTGATTCCATTCCTTGAACTAATGCCTCATATTCCATTGTTGACCCTTGTAGGATTGACGATTTCGCATCTCTTGTTCTCGCTTCGACCATACCCGGATGTTTTTTCTTTTCGTATCCGTCCATAATGGCTTTCTCTTCGTCGGACATCTCAAATTTTTTGACTGTCTCCCAAGCACCCATAATCCAACCATCGCAAAATTGGTCGGCAAGATAAGTTCTGTGTGCGGGCTTTCTTGCTCGGCAGGTTTTCAAAAATTTGCGGCGTTCGGCGGAAATCTGCCGATAAACTACATCAAAGGCATAGGCTGAGATTTCTGCTCGATTTCCAATGCCGTAAAACATCATCGTCTTCCCGCGTTTGTAAGTTTTGCATCCGAATACATCGGCAATCATAGTTGCAACACTCCATTGCCAATTTGCCAATTTAAAAGCCATTTTTCGATCGGCTTTCTGTTCAGAGACTTCTGATAAGGCAACATCCACAGCATTGACTTCATACTTTTCCATTAAAGCCTGCGCCTGCTTTAATGCCTGTGCGGCTTCATGTTCATTTGCCGACTGACTCAAAGCCAAACATTTCTTGATTTTGTCTAAGACTTTTTCTTTATTCATCTTAAATCCTTTTAAATCAACATCTTATATTTTCAATAAGGCAAAAAAATATAGAGCAACATCAACGGCTTACCGTTTTAATTGTCGTCATACCCGTCATGGCCTTCGCCTATCATGTGCAACACGACGATTCGGGCCAGCATTTCAAGCCAAATCCCCAACAGCACCAACACCGCCAACCCGACAACAAACCAAATCATTTTTTCTCCTCCTTCTTCTCGGCAGGCCGTTTAAAACGCGCCTGATATTCCTCGATTTCACGCTCTCTGTTTTTTTGCGCCATTCTCGCCGTCGCACGCCTGCGGTGTTGTCCCCAAGCCTGCCAATCCGTATTACGTCGTCCGAAACTCATTTCACACATCCTTTCATAATCGCCTTATCGCCATATTTCGCGCGGATTTCCTTGACCGCCCGATCCAAAGCCTCTTGTTTCGCCGTAGGGCTCAATGGCTTATCGCTCATAAACAATCCCTTTCATTTTTTCCTCCGTACTCATCGACTCGTATTGCTCGCCCAAGGCTTTTGCCTCCAAATCCGCCATCCGCTCGCGACGCGACATTTCCAATTTCGCCGCCGACACCACCGGCTTAGAGCAGCTGTGAAGCATCGTTCCCACCAAAACCGCCCAAAACAACAACCAAAAAGCCAAACCGATACACTTGGTTTTTCGTTCGCAAAACAAATTAGACATTTTCCTATTTCCTTATAAATCAATTACTTAATATTTTCTCAAGGCAAAAAAATTATTGCGTACCCAATCCGCCTTAACCTGCGCCGCCCATTCCTTGGCTTCCTCTTTGCTCTCGAAGCGTTTCCGTAGTCGGCGGATTTGCAACCATGCAAAGCCTTCTTTGCGCTTGCCGCGTATATCCGCACGCCAAATCTTCCGCCGTTTATGGGTTTCATAATCGTGCCAAGTGTCCTCATAGACTCCGGCGTGTACCGCATATTCGTGTCTCATTTCAGACGGCCTTTCTTATCGGATAATCAGGGAGCTGTATTTCTTAACGATACCGGCCTGCATCTTGATACCGTTCTTGTTCGCCGTGCGTACCGCGCCGCGCATCAATTTGCTCATCCGGCGCGTATTGCCGTTACTATGTTTAACCAGTTCCAGGAGCGTTTCTTCGTCCGCATCAGGCAAAGCCGCTTTCGCAATCTCAAAGAGCTCGTCATCCGGCAAAGATTCGCCCAAATTCAGCGCAACAGACACGCGGCTATAAAGTTGCACCAGCTCGCCATGCTTACCGCGCAAATTCGCAACCAGTCGTGGCATACCGCTCAATACCAAGCCGCAGCCAGTCTCATCGTGCAGACGGCGTACAATTTCAAGGGCGCGTAAAGGCAGGTTTTCCGCTTCATCGACCACAATCAGACGGCCCGAATCGCGCAGGCGGTCAGATACAGACTCAAACAAATCATTCAGGCTGCCCATCGCTGATACCTTCGCCGCAGTCGCCAACTTGCGCATCAAGACCAAAGCCGTAAAGCTCGGATTAGCCTCAATCAAGATGGCCGCGGGGTTTTTCTCGCAGTAGTTTTTGACCGCCTGCGTCTTGCCCAAGCCGGCCTGACCGTAGATCACCACCGTTTCACCACCTTCGTGCGCATCGCGCATCACTTCCGCGATTCGGCGTGTCGTCTTAGTCGATACAAACCCCAACACCAGCTCTTCACGTTGCGCTTTACTGTCCTGCATCTCCAAAAACGCCTCGATTTTCGGCTCGATGGTTTCATAATTGCCGCCTTTTTCCGCATAAGTGCCGTTCAGATACATACTGATGGATGCCGGCGAAGTACCGATACCGCGCGCCAGTTGGGTTTGGTTCATACCTGATTTGGCTTTAAATTCAGCCAGTTTTTGTTGCAATGCTTGATTAATTTGTTTCATTTTTAATATCCTTGAGTTTTAAACAACCTTTAAAGGCCGTCTGAAATGAAAGAGTTTCCCGATTTAGAAAAACGCCTGATCATGCTGGAAGTCGCCGTTCAAGACTTGGAAGACAGGTCGCTTACCGATTCCTTCGTACTTTCCTGGCTGCTCCAGCGGATTACCCGTCAAGAGCCGACTTCGATTGAGCAGGTTCGCCGTTTCCTTCAAGCGCAGGCAAAAACGTTTGAGCCTGATTCCGTTCAGCGGGAACACCTTGAATCTTTGCTTGAAATCGTTGAATCCGCCCAAGAGCTCGCTTGAGTTTCAATTTTTCAACAAGCTCGGCCGAAAACGCCGCATTTTGCTGTTTGTCCATCATGTTTTCCTTTATCTATCCGCCTCAAACAACACAAAATCGTCCGTGCCCGTTTTCGGCAATACCGCATACTCCGCCTCGATGACGTTTCCGCCCAAATGTCCCAGCTCGTCCCAAACCGCAGCCTGTTCCAAAGCCGGATTGACTTCCGCGTTTGCGAGCTTGATTGCATTTTCCGCCCGCTTGATTTTGCCTTTTCGGCGTTTTTCCGCCAGTTGGTCGATACGAGCCGTCGGGAAAGCCTCGCGGGTATTGCCGTTGGCCTGCGCCTTAGTGATAAACTTGCCGTCCATATCAAACACATTGACCGCCGACGCATCGCTCAAATCGTAGCTGACCCGTACCTCGTCCTTGTGATACTCCGCCAGCTCAGTTGAGAAATAAGAGTTGTTGAACAAATCCAGCCAACCGCGCTGTACCTTTCGCACCTCTTGCGGCATAAACATCGTCGCCAGTTCTTCCGCCGACAACATATCCGGCGCGATACCGTCCTGTTCCAGCCTCATTTCCCGATAAGCCTTCGGCGTATAATGCCCGCCGTCAGGATGTCGGGGCAGCTCGCCGTGCGGGCGGTTGTTGTATTCGTCGATACACTTGACCACATCCGCGATAAAGCGCGACCAGCTCGGCAGTTTTTTCAAATATTTCTGTTGTTCCTCCGTCAAATCCTTGCCTTTTTCCCAAGCGTTAAAAGCACTTTCCATCTTGCGGTACATCAGGTTCTTCGTGCTGCTGTCCATCCCCGCGCCCGCAAACGTCTCATACTGCCGCGCCATCTCAATAAGATTGTCTTTCCACCATCGCTCAATGATGCCGCGTCCTTGCGGATTGCCCGCGATACCCGTTTCATGCCGGATACCAAGTCGGGACGTAATACCCGTGATTTCATGGTCTATCGTCTTGCCGGTTTGGCCGCCGCCGTTATCCGAGTAATAGATAATAGGCAAACCAAAATGCTTGACCCCGATACGCAGAGCGTCCGATACCGCCACACAACTTTCAGCCAACGAAACCGAAAACCCAACCACAAACCGCGTACAACCATCAATAATCACCGTCACTTCCGGCTTAAACGGCCTGCCGTGTACCGGATGAGCCACCTTCGCCTTAAAGCTGTGGCCGTCGCCGATCCAAACATCGTTCGGCTTCAAAGCCCCCCAATCACGTTTCACATAAGGCAGCAGCGATTTATAAGCTGCCCCCGTTTTCCTGCCGCGCTCCTGCATAATCAACGGGAGCTTGTCCCAAACGCGCCGCACCATACTCAAGTTAGGCACATCATTGACCGGCATATTTTCCGCTTCCGCCCACTGCACAAACCGGCGGTAGCTGTGTGCCAGTTTCGGCGCTGACGGGATATTGTGAAACTGCATAAACATCGGCAACCAACCGTAGCTCTCAATCGGCTTAACCACCTTCGTCGTCTTCGGAGCCAAAGCAACCAACCGCTCTGTCGCGTTTTCCGCTTTCAAATAAGCAGAAATCCAGCCGTCTAAAGTACGTTCGCCAACCTTTGCCGACCGGCTGCGGTCATTGGCCTTTTCCAAATTCCCTAGCGTGACCGCGTCCAATTTACCTTCTGCCAGCAAGCCCAAAAACTGAGCCACCGCAGCCTTCGCAGAGCAACCGTATTGATATTTAATCCCCAACACCGCCGCCACCACCGCACATCGCGCATCCGCCACCGACCGTTGTTTCTCGTTCAACAGCTTTGCCGCTTCAGCCAGTGCCTGAGCCGACATCGCCGTCCCCTGTCTGACTTGGGGCAGCATTTTCGGCATCTTCTCCGCCAGCTCGTCCGACTGCCGTTTCATGATGGCTGCTCGGATTTCGGCAGGGAGGGAAGCGATTAAGTATTTTTTCAGACGGCCTCCACGCGCTTTGCCAACTTCTTCGATGTACGGCCAGCCTTGTGTCTTGGCTCGCTTCTCAATCGCCTGTCTTGATACTTGTAGATTTGGCAACCGTAAATTTGCGAGTTCTGATGATGAAAGACTATCTGTTTGCATATAAAACTCCACTTATCCCGCTTTTAGTTCATTTGTAATCATTTGCATGATTTCTTTTAAACATCTGCGTATAATTAGTGCGAAGCACTTAATACTGGCTTGAAATTACGTTCTTCATAGCGTGTCGGCCAAATTACTTCAGGTGGGACGCCTATTGCATCTGCAATGATTTTTTCTCCTTTCAAATAAGGGAATTGCAATGCGCCTTTCAATGTATTTGGTGACAAGCCGGATGCAACACTAAGAGCTCTTACTGACCAACCACGTTTTTTGAGTGCTGCAACAATATCTGCGCGGTGCCAATCTGCGTTTTTTTGTACCATTTCACTTACTCCATACGTTAAACCGTTTTTCTAACCGTTTGTTCTTGGTTGATTGAATAATATATGCAACCAGATAATATGTAAAGCGGTTGCATAGAGAAAAATATAAGCTTTCGCTTAGGTTTTCTGTATGTTTTGTTTATTAAACGAATTAATTTTATGCAACCAAATACATTTAGTTGCATAGAAAGTTGCATAGATATTTTTATGTATGCAACCACATATAGAGATAACTTATGAATACTTTTAAAGAAAGATTGACCTACTTATGGCGCGATAACCCAAAGCCTGCGGTTATTGCAAGAGATATTGGAATGAGCCCGCCCGGATTTAACCGGATTTGGTATAACGACGGCCTTCCAAACACTGAAACCCTTATAAAGATTCAAGAATCTACCGGGTGTGATTTGAACTGGCTGCTGACCGGCAAAGGCTTACCGTATCTTGATAAAGCCAGACCAGAAAACGCCGGGGCATTCTCTGTAAGCAGAAATTCTGATGGAATTACTGACACTATGGGCAACCCTGTCGACTTGTCAGAGTTTGTATTCGTGCCGCGCTACAACGTAGCCGCAGCAGCAGGGTATGGTGCACCGGTCTTCGGCGAAGAACCTTTGTTCTGCTTGGCTTTCCGGAAATATTGGATTGACAACTATGTGACCAAACAGCCGGAAAAGCTGTCTGTAATTACCGTTAAAGGCGATTCAATGGAGGGTGTGCTCAATCATGGGGATTCCATTCTCATCAATCACGCCGAAACCGACCCGCGTGACGGCCTATATGTCTTGCGTATAGGCAATGACCTCTTTGTCAAACGTGTGCAACGTATACCGGGCAAACTGCTTGTAACGTCTGAAAATCCACGTTACGCACCGTTTGAAATAGATTTGAGTAATGCCCAAGACGACATCGCCATCATAGGCCGTGTTGAGTGGTATGGCCGGAGTATTGATTAAATCCATTTTAAAAACCTCTTAAAACAGTTTTAAAAATTCCCTAATCTCGTCAGCTTTAAACAGAAAACCGCGCATTCCGGCGCGGTTTTGTGAAAAAGCTGGCGTAACTTTTCCGGATACAAAAAAACGCCGAAATCCACATCTTTCGAAGATTTCAGCGTTTTTTTACTCTATTTGTTCCTTGTGCAAAAACTAACAGTCCCCCACACTTTAGTCTATTGAAACAATAGATTAAATATCCAATTCTGCCGTATCGCCTTCTTTTTCCATCCATGCGCGGCGGGCAGCGGCTTCGCCTTTGCCCATCAGTTTGACGAAGATATCGCGTGTTTCGTCATCTGCACCTTCTGGGATTTGCACCTGCAACAGACGGCGGGTGTCGGGGTGCATAGTGGTGTCTTTGAGCTGGTCGGGGTTCATCTCGCCCAAGCCTTTGAAGCGGCTGATGGAATAAGCAGTTTCTTTGACGCCTTCTTTTTGCAGTCGCTCCAAAATGCTGTCGAGTTCGTTTTGGTCGAGGGCGTAGAATTTGCGGGCGGGTTTGCTTTTGCCTTGTGCGTTGACATCGACGCGGAATAGCGGCGGCTGGGCGACGTAGATGTGTCCGTCGGCGACCAGTTTGGGGAAGTGGCGGTAGAACAGGGTCAACAGCAAGACCTGAATATGCGAACCGTCTACGTCGGCATCGGACAGGATGGCGATTTTGCCGTAGCGCAGGCCGCTTAAGTCGGGATTGTCGTTGATGCCGTGCGGATCAACGCCGATGGCAACGGAAATATCATGGATTTCAGCGTTACCGAAGAGTTGGTCGGGGTGGACTTCGAAGCTGTTGAGCACCTTACCGCGCAGGGGCAAGATGGCCTGCGTGGCTTTGTCGCGGGCAAGTTTGGCTGAGCCGCCGGCGGAATCGCCTTCGACAAGGAAGAGTTCGTTTTCGCGGATGTCTTCACTTTCGCAGTCGGTCAGTTTGCCGGGTAAGACAGCGACGCCGCTGCCTTTTTTCTTTTCGATTTTTTTAACCGAACGCATCCGCGCCTGTGCCTGACGGATGGCGAGTTCGGCGATTTTTTTGCCGAAGTCCACGTTTTGGTTCAGCCACAATTCCAAAGGATCGCCCGATACGGTGGCAACGAGTTTCAGCGCGTCGCGGTTGGTTAGCTTGTCTTTGGTCTGACCTTGGAACTGAGGGTCGAGGACGCGGGCAGAGAGGACGAAGGCGGTTTTGCTGAACACGTCGTCGCTTTGCACTTTCACGCCGCGCGGCAAGAGGTTGTGCAGATTGATGAAGTTGTTGACGGCGTTAAACACGGCTTGTTTCAAGCCTGCTTCGTGCGTACCGCCCAGAGGGGTGGGGATGAGGTTAACGTAGCTTTCGTTGGCACACGAGCCTTCTTCCAGCCAAGTCAGGGCAAACGCGGCGCCTTCTCCGATACTGAAATCGCCGTTGTGGCCGTCTGAAATGTAGTTTTCACAAGAGAAGATAGGCACGGCTTCTTGCGCGTCGGCAATGAGGTCGGTCAGATAGCTTTTCAAGCCGTCTGGATAGTGCCAAGTTTGGGTGTATGTTTCGTTTTCGCCTTTAACCGGACGGGTCAGGGAAACGCGTACGCCCGGCAACAAGACGGCTTTGGCGCGCAATAGGCGCTCGAGTTCGGGAATGCTGTAATTCGGGCTTTCAAAATATTTGCCGTCCGGCCACACGCGCACTTCGGTACCGCTGTCTTTGACGGCGCATTTGCCCACTTCAGTCAATGGTTCAATGACGTCGCCACCGGAAAAGACGATGCGGTGGACTTTGCCTTCGCGTTTGACCGTTACTTCAAGGCGGGTGGAAAGGGCGTTGGTAACAGATACGCCGACACCGTGCAGACCGCCTGAAAAGGCATACGCGCTGCCGCCGTCCTTTTTGTTGAACTTGCCGCCTGCGTGCAGACGGGTGAACACGAGTTCGACTACGGGTACGCCTTCTTCAGGGTGCAGGCCGACGGGAATGCCGCGGCCGTTGTCGCGCACGGAAAGCGA